CTGCACTACCGCCTATCATTGTTCTGTGAGTTCTGAAAATTGTTTGTGGTGTTTTGTGAAACTTGCAAATCGTCCAAAGTTCTGTTCCGTTGAATGTGGCAAAAACTACCATCATCAACTTGAACGCTTCGGTGTCGCCGACCATTCTGTGTTGCCAGTTTGTGATTGTGGCAACTTGGCTTGCCCACATCCTTACAAAAAAAATAAAGTTAATCGAGGTAAGCATCGTCAATGTCTTGATTGTCGCAAAGCACAGTTCAGACAGAGTGATGCTGGTCGTGGAAGTCACAAAGCAAATCTTCGTCGAGAGATCATCAAGGCTGGTGAGAAAATTACCTTTGATGACTTGCTAGTTCGTGACGGACCGTTGTGTCAGATATGCGGTGAACTTATGGATTGGCAAACTGGTGTGAAGCGTGAGCGAGTTAGTCTTGATCACATTATTCCAATAAGCAAAGGTGGTTTACACAAGATGGAGAATGCAAGATTGGTTCATATGGGTTGCAATTCCAAGAAGAGCGATAGATTGCCTGCACATGTGTTATGCCTCGACCAGTAACCGGTGTCGGCCGTGGAGGCAATTCAACTCCTACGGAGGTCAAGCGATTGCGTGGGAATCCTGGCAAGCGTCCGATGAAGGCTGCTTCACCGATGCCAGAGACAGCGCTCGCGCTAGTCGACATGTCGGTTGTGCCGGTGGTGCCGACAGGTTTCGGCAAAGTTGCGACCGAGTACTGGACTGTGTTGTGGACTGGTGGCCGGCGTCATTTGTCGGAGTTGCACGACGGTCCGTTGATGGGTCGGTTGTGTCGCAACTATCAGAAGATCTACGATCTGGAACTTTGGCTCGGCGACGACGTGACGACGCGCTGGTACACGTCGCCGAACGGTCAGGTTGTGACTCATCCTGCGGTGAAACAGATCGAGCAGATGGATGCGCAGTGCACGGCTTGGTTGTGTCTGCTCGGTTTTACTCCGAGCGATCGTGCGAGGTTGGGTCTTGCCGAGATAAGGGTGGCCAATGAGCTTGACTCATACCGACAGAGGAACTCCAACCTGGTCGACGCCGAAGTTATACAGCAGATCTGACGGTCACAAGGTCGTTGACTTTGCTCGCACGTTCTTGCATGTCAGCAAAGGTGTTCGCGCCGGTCAACCTCTGATTCTTACCGACTGGCAGGTCGCACTTCTTGACGGTTTGTATGAGCGTCGTGATGATGGTCTTCTTCGTTACCGTCGCAGCCTGATCGGTTTGGCTCGGAAAAATGGAAAATCGCTTATAGGAACATTGGTCGCATTGGTGGGTTTGATTGAAGGTGAACCTGGTGCCGAGGTTTATTCGGCTGCAGGTGACAGACAGCAAGCGCGTGTTGTATTCAATGAAGCGAAGTGGCAGATCACTCAGTCGCCTGCGTTGTCGGGTGTGTGCAAGGTGTATCGAGATGTTGTTGAGGTGCCTTCGACTGGTGCGATCTATCGTGTGTTATCAAGTGACGCCAAATTGCAACAAGGGTTAAATCCTTCGACGGTTGTGTTTGATGAGTTGCATGTTCAGCCGAACTCTGATCTGTGGGATGCGTTGACTTTGGGTTCTGGTGCGCGTAAAGATCCGAACATTGTGGCGATCACGACCGCAGGGTTTGACTTGGATACGGTGTGCGGAAGTTTGTACAACTATGGCAAGCGTGTGATCTCTGGTGATCAGGTTGATGAGCGGTTCGGATTCTGGTGGTGGGAAGCACCAGCGGATTGTGATGTGTCGGATCGTGATGCTTGGAATATCGCGAACCCAAACTTGGCTGAAGGACTTCTTGACATTGAAGATATGGAGATCTCAATGATGCAAACGGCAGAGACGGCGTATCGTCGTTACCGTCTGAACCAGTGGGTTCGCACCGATGGTGAGTCTTGGCTGCCAAAAGGAGCGTGGGAGTTGTGTCGCAGTGAGTCTGAACTTGATCCGAACATTCCTGTGTTCGTCGGCATTGACATGGCGTTGAAGCATGACTCGATTGCGGTCGTGGTCGCGCAACCGCAAGAGTCTGGTCAGATAGTTGTTCGTGCCAAGATATGGCATCCTGACGGCGGTGTCATGGATGTGTCAGCAGTTGAGCAACACATCCGAGAACTTGGTCGAGAGTTCACGGTGCAAGAGTTCGCTTATGACCCAGCCTTCTTTCAACGGTCAGCCGAAGCAATGAGTGATGAAGGGTTTGCGATGGTTGAGTTCTCTCAGTCGACTGCGCGTATGGTTCCGGCTTGCGGAACTTTGTATGAGATGATCGTCAATCAGAAGATCGCTCATGATGGTCATCCTGTCTTTACTGATCAGGTGTTGTCGGCTGCACAACGGTCAACCGATATGGGTTGGCGATTATCTAAAGGCAAATCCAAACGCAAGATTGACGCTGCGATAGCATTGGCGATGGCAGTGGATCGTGCGACAAGACGGACAGAGACAATTCAGCAACCAGGGTTCTTCATAGTTTAGGAGAGTAGATGATTCTAGTTTTAGAGATGATCGCAGTGTTCTTGATTGCGCTCGGCGTGTTTTACATCTCGCTTCCGCTTGCGCTAATCTTTATAGGACTATCAATGCTCGCATTCACCTTGGCATGGGAACGGTCAAAGAAAGCGGATAAGAACTGATGTTGTCAAGACTGTTTGATTCAAGAAGCGAGCAACGAGCGGTCTCGTTCCAGTCGCTGTTCGCAGCAGGTGACGCATTCCAATTCACAACGAACTCTGGCACGGTAGTCACTCAAGAAGATTCGCTAAAGATCGGAACCGTGTATGCGTGTGTCCGACTTATCGCCGACTCGATCTCAACATTACCGGTGGACACTTTCATTCGTGTTGACGGTGATCGTCGTCCTTACCGTCCGCGACCTGAATGGTTGGACATGCCTGAGATCGGCGTGTCACGCACCGATCACTTCCAGCAGGTTCTCGTGTCGATGCTGTTGAACGGTAACTCGTTCACTCGAATCATTCGTGACAATCAAGGTGTTGCAGGTTTGGCTGTATTGAATCCTCTAAAGGTTGAAGTGAAGCGTGACGAGTCTCGCCGAATCATCTATGTGTTTGACAACCGTGACGTGATCGAACATGAAGACATGATTCATCTGTCTGAGTTGCGTTTGCCAGGCGATCTTCGTGGCCGTTCACGCATCGAACTTGTCAAAGAAAACCTCGGACTATCGAAAGCATTGGAAGAGTTCGCTGCAAGGTTCTTCGGTCAAGGTTCGCACACTTCTGGCATCATCGAGTTCCCAGGCAACCTGACCCGCGAACAAGCCAAGTCGCTTGTTGACGGATTCGAAGAAGGTCACAAAGGTTTACGACGCTCACACCGACCAGGCATCCTGTTTGGCGGTGCTAAGTACACCACAACCTCGGTCGCACCAGACGACTCACAGTTTCTACAGTCACGACAGTTCGCAGTTGAAGAAATCCTTCGCGCATTCCGTGTCCCACCATCAATGGCTGGAGTGATTCAAGCCGGTGCGCAAGCATACGCATCAGTCGAAATGAACGGCATCCATTTCGTGATGCACACGTTGCGACCTTATGTCACCAAGATTGAAGACGGATATTCTCGCCAACTTCTAACCAACGGCGCGTTCATGAAGTTCAACTTGGATGGGTTGATGCGCGGCGACTTCGGTTCGCGTGTCGCAGGCTACTCATCAGGTTTGCAAGCGGGTTGGTTGTCAATCAATGATGTGCGACGATTCGAAGATCTACGACCAGCCGAAGGTGGCGAGGCTTACCGTGTACCGCTCGCCAACGTCGATCTTGGTGCAGCTGGTCTGACAGAACTTGACCGCAAGACAACAATGGTTCAGCGTCTCATCAACGCAGGTTTCGAACCTGCGTCAGTTTTGAAAGCACTTGATGTTGATCCGATCAAACACACTGGTGTTGCACCGACCATGTTGCAACCTGTTGCCGATCCTGCTCCGTCTTACGATGTGAATCAGCGTGATGTGAATGTGACGATGCCAGAGATTCTGGTGAATGTTCCACCGGCTCAAGTGAATGTCGCTGCACCTGTGATCAATGTGCCTGAGACTGTTGTGCGTGTAAACATTCCTGAGAACCGTCCGACTGTGCGAACAGTTGAACGTGATGCTGAGGGTCGTATTTTGACTATCACTGAAAGGACCGAAGACTAATGGCTCACGGTTTATCGGCTTATCTTTGCAACGCAATTCTTGACGCTGTCGGCAACAACACTTCGTTCGCTGTTGCTGTTGCCTATGTGAAACTTCATACGCAAGATCCTGGTCCGCTTGGCACTGCGTTTCCTGCGACTGAAACTACTCGCAAAGCAATTTCTTTCGGTGTTGCTTCTGCCGGTGTGATTACTTCTGACGCAGATATTTCTTGGACGAACATCGCAGGTTCGCAAGACGCAACACACTTTACAGTTTGGGATAATTTGACGGCAGGCAATTTCTTGTTCTCTGGAACTGTCGTCGCTGGTGCTTACACCGCAGGCGATACTTACACGATCACCGCAGGCAACCTCAGTGCTTCCTTAACAGTCGCAAGTTAGTTCCGCTATGGCGGTCATAAGATTCAAGTTAGACCTTTCACAGTTAGATGACACTGCCTACGGTTTAGACGGTCCTTCTGGTCGGTCGTTCATTCTTGACAGTTCGCAACTTGACGGCGCAGAGGTTCTAAACGGTTCACCGTTTCTTACTACCGCAACAGCATCTTCGAGTCTTGGCGGTTTAGACGCGAACGCTTCTGCGACTGTCACACAGTTTGCAGTCTTATCTGCTCCGCTTGGTGGTCTAGATGCCAATGTGTCCGCAACTGTCACGCAGTTTGCAGTCTTGTCTGCTCCGCTTGGCGGTTTAGATGCGAATGCTTCTGCAACTGTCGTCCAGTTCGCTGTCTTATCTGCACCGCTTGGTGGTTTAGATGCCACAGCCATTGCTCAGGCTGAAGGGTTCCCAGTATTCACTGCGACGCTTGGCGGGCTTGTCGCAATCGCTACCGCAGGCGACATACCAGTACCTGAGCCGACACCGTCTGGCGGACGCCGAGTTTATTCAACATCACCACGCAAGAAGATTGAACCATTACCGCAAGTCGAGATACCTGTCATCCAACCGAAGCGACGCTACGCGGTCGCCTCGGCCATCCTCAATGGTGCAAGTTGCACTGCGACCAGCTCGATCACATTCAGCATCTTGGACGATGACGCTGAGATATTATTGTTGGTCTAATGCCTTACTTCATTACTGACAAGTCACCAGACTGTTCTGGTTGGGCAACTATCAAAGAAGACGGCGAAGTGATCGGCTGTCACGAAACAAAACAAGACGCAATCGATCAGATGGTCGCGGTGTCTATCGCCGAAGACATGGAACCAGGTGGCGAACGCAATTTTCGAGCCAATGAAGTCATCATCGTTGATATTGATGGAACGCTGCTTTCTGGCAGTCGTGGTATCCAAAAAAATATTGACTATGTAAATCTGTTATATACCGATTATTACATTTATATCGTGACAGGTCGTCCAGATTCGGATGAAGCGAAAACGATAAAAGAACTTGCTGATGCTGGAGTTCAATTCAATGACATTCAATTTAATGAAGATATGTCAATGTCAACTCCTGAATACAAGAAAATGACTGCTCAAGATATTCTTCAAGAGAATCCAGTCAAGTTGGCGATTGATAATGATGCTGACGCTCGACGTGCATATGCTTCAGTTGGTATTGCAACGAAAGATCCGAAAACAATTACAGCAGACGAGATGCCATCTATGCGTCAAGTTTCGCTTGATGTGCCTTCTCAACGCGCACCAGCACCACCAGAAGATCAGATCACAGGTAGCGACAAGAATCCTGCCGGTTCAGCAGCAGGCAAACAAGGTGGGATTGAAATCAATGAAGCGACCGAAACTGCGTTGCGAAACAAAGTCACCGATCACAACGAGAAGATGACTGAAGGTGATCGGCCAGTTTGGACTCGTGTGACGCTTGGTGTGTTGAAGTCGGTTTATCGTCGCGGGTCTGGTGCCTATTCGACATCGCATCGTCCTGGTGTTAGTCGAGCGGCTTGGTCGATGGCGCGTGTGAATGCGTTCCTGTACTTGAGTCGCACTGGTCATCCGCAGAATCCTGCCTACATCACCGACAACGATCTGTTACATGTTGATCATCCGAAACATTCCGAAGCTGAACGCGCACTTCCTGACAACTATCGACCAGCCTTGTCGCCTGATGTTCCTGAAGGTCGCGCATGTGGGAACTGTCACTTTTACGACGAATCAAATGTTCAAGGCGAAGGTGACAATCTCAAAGCGTATTGCGAGAGATGGGATGCTTATGTCAACGGCGGATTCTATTGCAACGCTTGGCAACCACATGAAGACATGGTTGAAGAAGATCGGCAAGTATCTCTTGAGATACCTGTGTACATTCGCACGGCTGCTCGCAAAGGATTGGACTATTACGGTCAAGGACTCGCGGGTGAAGGGCTGGTCGATCGAACCGTTCGTGAAGCACGAGATCTGGCAAGAGGCGACATCACGGAAGACAAAGTCATCCGATCAAACGCATGGGCGCAACGACACGCAGTCGATCTAGAAGCACCAAAGAACTCGGACTCAACGAACGATCAGTTTCCTGGTGCGGGTGCTGTAGCACATTATTTGTGGGGCATCAATCCGTTGAACCCTCAACCAGCACGAGACTGGTACGAGCGTAAAGCGAACGCGATCAAAGCCGAACGAGGATTGTTCAACTTCTATCGCACCAAGTCTGAATACTTTGCTAACATTCCAGGCATGGAAGACAACAAGGTCGAGACACGTCGCATCCAAGTCAACGAGTTTGAACTGCGAGCAGGTCCAACAGGTGACGGAATGTCATTCACAGGTTATGCAGCAGTGTTCAACTCTGATTCTGAACCGTTGCCATTCATCGAGCGAATCGCGCAAGGTGCATTTAAGAAATCTTTGAAGAGTCGTCAGCCGATCAAAATGTACATGAACCATGATTCGTCAATGCTTCTCGCTTCGACAAGGTCAAGGACTTTACGACTTGAAGAAGATTCTAAAGGATTGTTAGTGAACGCAGATCTGCCAGACACGACTGTCGGCCGTGATCTGAGTGTTCTTATGCAACGAGGCGATGTTGACTCGATGTCGTTTGGCTTCTCAGTTCCTGCCGGTGGAGACTCATGGTCAGATGACGGCATGACACGCGAACTACGCCAGGTTCGTTTGCATGAAGTGTCGGTCGTGACTGGCTTCCCTGCTTACAAGGCAACTTCGGCAAGTGTTCGTTCTCTTGACCTACTTGCCAAACGCACAGGTGTTGACGCAGACAAGCTCGCCGAGGCGATCACGATGCTCGAATCTGGCAACACTTTGTCGGACGAATCAGCCGAACTGCTATCGAGCGCGGTCAGCAAACTTCGCGCCGAACCAGCGCAAGTTCCTGCCTCCGTGAACATTCTTGCCAAACATCTTGAACTATTGAAATCGTTCTAACTTCTCGTCTATAGTTCTTCTTGTCGGTAAGCGTTCCGCTACGACTAGAGATTGGTAAGCGTTCCGCTACGATCGGAAGACAACTACATTCGCATATCCAATCACAACCACACACGAGGAAACCATGAAACAATTTATTGAACAACAAATGGCACAACGCGCAACAGCGTGGGAAGCCGCTAAGAAGATTCTTGATGTTGCAACCGCTGAGAAGCGTGACTTGACAGCAGAAGAGACACAGACATACGAGAAGATCAGCAAAGAACTTGAAGATCGTCAAGTGACAATCGAGAAGTATCGCGCCGATGAGGCTCGTGAACTTCGTTTGGATGCAGCAACACGCGAGATGGCAGACCAGGTTCGTCCTGTCGCTGACGCTCCACGCGGTGTTCGTTCAGATGTTGATGTCATCCGCTCGATGGCAAAAGGCGAAGTTCGTTCGCACTCATTTGAAAAGCGCGACGTTGTAAAAACATCAACTGGTTCACCAGTTCCAACTTCGTTCTACGATCAAGTTATCTTGCTCGCTCGTCACGTTGGTCCAATGCTTACAACTTCAACAGTGTTGAACACAGCATCAGGTGAGAACCTTCAGATTCCATCGCTTGCCCAGTATTCAACTGCTGCAATCGTTGGCGAAGGAACAGCAATCAGCGAGTCGGATCCAATCTTCAACTCATTCATCACTTTGGGCGCGTACAAGTATTCGTTCCTCGTACAACTCTCACAAGAGTTGATCGAAGACAGCGGTGTTGACATCTTGTCATTCTTGGCAACTCAGGTCGGCAACGAACTTGGTTTCCGAGTTAACGATGCGTTGACAACTGGTTCAGGCACAAATGCACCAAAAGGTATCGTCGCAGCAGCAGGTTCTGGTATCACTGGTGCAACAGCAACAACTGGTCAGTTCACAGCAGACAACTTGATCAGCCTCGTCTACTCGGTAGACACAGCTGGTCGTCGTTTGGCTGGTTCAGGCTTCCAGATGAACTCGTCTTCAATTGCGAAGATGCGCTCGTTGAAGGACACAGCAGGCAACTATGTGTTCTCACCAGCACTCAACGCTGATGCGCAAGACTTGCTCCTCGGATACCCAGTGTTCGAGAACCCAGCAATGGCATCAACAGGAACAGCAGCGAAGTCGGTTATCTTCGGACACCTTCCTTCGTACTATGTTCGCCAAGTCGGTGGCATCCGTTTGGATCGAAGCGATGACTTCGCATTCAACACCGGACTTGTTACCTTCCGCGCAACAATGCGTGTTGACGGCAACTTGCCACAACCAAGCCATGTCAAATACTTCATCGGTGGCGCATCCTGATAATCAGGAACTAATCCGAATAAAGACATAGCAGTCCGCAAGGGCTGTGACTAAGATTAAGCCTCGGTCGGTCGTGCAGGACTTGCCGAGGCTTTATCTATTCCTGCACTATTCTTAGGAGGATCATGTGGGAAACGGTAATAGTCAAAGGCAGACCAGTGGAAATGCCAGGAGCGTTGGCGGAGCGATTAGTCCGAGCGGGCGCAGCGCACTACTTGGAAATATCAGACAAACCAATCCCGACCGACTCAGAGTCGTCTGGTATTCAAACGCACCTTGGGCTGCAACAGGATACGGTCAGCAAACCGCGCAAGTCATCCAAAGGCTCGCGAAAGAAGACCACCAAATAGCAGTCCACGCGATGTACGGACTTGCGGGTTCGGTATCGACTTGGAATGGTTTCAAAATGTATCCACAAGGACTCGCGACATACAGCGACGATGTTGTGGTTGCGCACACAATGGAATGGGCTAGTCAAGATCTTTCAACACCAACATTGTTGATGACTTTGTTTGATGTTTGGGTGTTGAAATCTGATTCGTTGAAAGAGTTGAAGAACATTGCGTCGTGGGTTCCGATTGATCATCAGCCTGCACCGCCAGAAGTGTTGGAGTGGTGTGCGCGTGAGAATGTGAAACCGATCGCGATGTCGAAGTTTGGTTCACGAATGTTGAACATCGCAGGCATCGATCATCTTTATGTTCCTCACGCGATTGAACCAGTGTTCAAACCGACCGAGACTGTCGCGTTGGCTGATGGTGGCAAGATGACTGGCCGAAAGTTTATGGGATGGGAAGAAGACAAATTCGTCATCTCAATGGTCGCAACGAACAAAGGCAGTCAGCCTGCGCGAAAGGCATGGGCAGAGAATCTGCTTGCGTATTCAATCTTTGCGAAAGATCATCCTGATGCGGTTCTGTATCTTTACACCGAGCCGATGGGTGCGATGTCTGGTATCAATCTGATTCAACTTCTTGACGCTTGCGGAGTCAGTTCAGACAAGTACAAGATCGTTGACCAGTACGCATATCGACACGGTATGCCACAGAACTTGATGGCTGCGATGTACACGGCGTCCGATGTTCTGTTGGCTTGCTCGATGGGTGAAGGGTTCGGCATTCCAGTGATCGAAGCGCAAGCGTGTGGATGTCGAGTGATTGTCGCAAACTTCACCGCACAACCTGAGCTGGTCGGCGACGGCTGGACGGTTGAAGGTCAGCCATGGTGGGATGCGGCTCAGAAGTCGTGGTTCTTCACACCGTCAGTGCCTGACATCGTGAATGCTCTCAAGTCGGCGTATAACGCGCCTAGAGGGCGTTCTGAGCAGGCTATTAGCCATGCGCAAGGGTATGGAGCCGACACAGTATTTGAACAGCATTGGAAGCCAACAATGAAGGAGTTGTCCGCATGGTGCCGGTCGTAATCATCCCAGTCCTCAACCGATACGACCTTCTCGAACGGTGCATAGATTCGCTTGACTTCCCAGTCGAGAAGATCATCATCATCGACAACGGAGGCAAGATCGAGCAGGACTGTTTGATGATGCCACGACATAGTCGTCACGGCAAGACCTACATTATGGACATGCCTAGCAATCTTGGTGTGGCGACATCGTGGAATCTTGGTATCAAGATGACACCGTTCGCATCGGGTTGGATTCTTCTCAACTCGGACGCCTGGTTCTTACCAGACAAACTTGAACAGTTCTGGAATGGATGTGACCGAGATGAGATTCATCTCACTGGTTCACCAGAGTGGGCTTGCGCGTGGATCGGATCTGAAGTTGTGAAAGATGTCGGACTGTTCTGCGAAGCATTCCATCCCGCATACTTTGAAGACAACGATTATGAGCGTCGCGCTGTGCGGATGGGCAAAACTATTCGCAAGTCACAAGACATCATCATGCACGACAACTCGTCAACACTTCTGTCCGATGTGGCGTTGCAAGGTAAGAACGCGCAAACTTTCGCATCAAATCTTGAACTGTTCAAACTTCGCAACGCGAGACTTGATGCAGGTCAATGGGATCTGCAACGCCGACTTGATCTGAGTTGGGATTGACATGAGCATCGCTGTGTGTGTCACAGTTTGGGGTGACTTCTGGGATCGGTTCGGCGGACAGTTCATTGAACAGATGGAGAAGTTGAACACTGAACCTGATGAGGTGATTGTGTCTTCACCTGTGCCGTTGAATCTTCCGAAGCATTGGCACGAAATTGTTCAACCGCATCACAAATGGAATAGTTGGAATGACACCATGTTTGCAGCGAACTCGGACTGGGTGATGCCAGTCGGGATGGATGACATTTGGTTCCCTGACGCGCTTGACGGTCTGACCGATGTTGGTGAGGATGTGAAGATTATTTGTAATCCGTGGATGCAAGATGGACAAGTTTGGGCTGCATCCGAAGAAGGCTTCAATCAGATTCTTCATGTATCTCACAATCCAATGCTTGGCGGAATCTTGATTCGTAGGTCAGTTTTATGGTCAATCCCATATCGACAAGTTGTTTGGAATGATTGGATTCAGTGGATGGAGATCAAGAAACTTGGCTACAAAGTCGCGTTCCGAGGCAATCCGTGTGGCGATCATATTCGGCGATCAGATTCCTACTCGATTGCACCGCAGGCGAACGGCGAACTTGAGTGTGAGCAGATGCGAGCAATCTTGCGTGAACATGAAGTTGTGCCTGGAGTAGAGTTCCCACCACGGATCTTGAAGTAAGATAAGGAACTATGGCAATCACTAACGGCTACGCCACACGCAACCAGATCAAGGCTGCACTTCGAATCGGTACAGCCGACACACAAGACGACGAACTGATAGACAACTGTGCCGGAGCTGCCAGTCGACTAATTGATGGTTATGCCAATCGACAGTTCTGGGCGTACGGTTCTGCGACGACCAGAGTTTTCACTGCTGGTGACGAATATGTTTGCGAGATTGATGACATCTCAGGAACTGCAATCACACTCAAAACTTCAACGATGGCTGATGGCAACTTTGATGTCACATTCACACGAACCGACTATCAACTAGAACCAGTCAACGGAATCCTTGACGGATTGACTGTTCCGTTCACACGCATCCGCGCAGTCGGCGACTTCCTATTCCCAACCGTGAACGCAAACTATGGATCAGAAGCATTAGTGCAACTGACCGCGGTCTATGGTTGGCCGTCCGTGCCTGAACCGATCACTCAAGCGGTGATCATTCAGGCATCAAGAATTTTTAAGCGTTACGATTCACCGCTCGGCGTTGCAGGCTTCGGAGACTTAGGTGCGATAAGAGTGACACGCGCACTCGACCCAGACGTCGCACAACTTGTCGAGCCTTATCGCCGAATGCGAATGTTTGCATGACCGCAACAGTCACCGAACTCAAAACAGGATTGCAGACCCGTCTCGCAACAATCACGAACCTTCGCGCATTCGCACAACAACCCGACCAGGTCAACCCTTCAATCGGCGGACTTGCATGGCCGACACTGGAATCAATCACCTACCACGGCGCGATGGGCAGAGGACTTGTCACACATGTCTTCACCGTCAGTGTGATCGTCGGACGAGCAGCTGAACGCACATCACAGAACCTGCTCGACACTTATCTGTCTTACGACAGCGGGATTCGTGCCGCTATTGAAGCCGACCAAACACTCGGCGGATATGCCCAGACTCTTATTGTTGAAGAGGCATCCAACATCTCAACAGTTGACGCGAACGACACCACCTACCTGACTGTTGACTTTCGGGTCGTGGTGTACGCTTAGATCATGGCAAAGTATCAGGTAGTTGAGGGCTTCACTGTTCTTGACAAACAATATCCAGCCACTATTGATGAGGCTGATGTTGATCATCTAGACTCATTAGTGCAATCGGGTCGCATTGTCTTGGTCGCAGATAAATCAACCTCGAAAGCCGATACGGCAGGAGATAAATAATCATGGCAAAGTTAGTCCTTCTCAACTCAAATGTTTCTTTGAATGGCACAGATATCACCTCAAGCGTGGCTGCAATAACTCTAAGCACCTCAGCAGCCGAAGTTCCAACAACTTCGTTCGGCAGTGGTGGCGCAGTGACCCGCGTGTCAGGATTGATCGACAACTCGGTGACACTCTCGTTGCACAATGACTACAACGCCATTGACGGACTCATCACGCCATTGATTGGCTCGACCGCAGTCACGATGATTGTGAAACCAGCAGGAACAGCAGCAGCAGGATCGGCTTCGCCTCACTACACGTTCTCAGTACTTTGCACCGAGTTCACTCCAGTGAATGGCGCCGTTGGAGAATTAAATACAGCGGACGTAACGTGGCCAATCAGCGGAGCGATCACAAAAACTGTTGCATAGTTCTTAAATAAACAATCAGGAGGTAAGAATGAAAATCAATCTAGAAGTAACAACGCTGGACGCCGTCACAACGAAAGTGTCTGCACAGTTTGCCGACTTCATCGCATTCGAAACAGAAAAGAATCGTTCGGTCGCAAACTTTCAAACAGAACTACGCCTCACCGACCTTGCATGGTTGGCGTGGCACGCAACGAAACGCACGAAGAATACTGCGATGAAGTTTGAAGAATGGATTGAAACAATCGAGAGCGTGGAGGTTGGAACCGATTCTGCGGTGATCGTCCCTTTGGAGAATCCTCAGCCCACTGGCTGATCGCATACCTGGCGTGTGAGACTCACATCGCTCCATCTTTACTTCTGCAAGAATCACCTAGAATGCTGTACACGATGCTCGGCTATCTGCGCTGGAAGAGTGTCAAGATGAACCCACCGCAAAGGATCAACTGATGGCATACTTCTCGGCATTCCCAGATCTTCCAGGTGATGCTGGTTCAACTGTCGGTCGTGGCAGTGGAATGCTCAAAGGTCAGAATCTCGGATTCAGTGTGGTGCCTAATGGCAACACGGTCATCGTCAAAGACTTGTTTGAAACTTTGCGCCGATACGAGAAGGCAAGTCCTCTCTTCAAGAAGGAGATGCGCAAAGTCGCATACGCAATCGCCAAAGATCTACAAGGCAGAGTCAAGATTGAAGCCGGACTCGCTGGAGCTTCACCTGGTCGAGCGCGACAATATCTCCAAGTTGCCAAAGGTCTTCGAGCGAACAATGACAATGTGCCGACAATCAAACTTCGTGGCAACGAACCATTCAGATCAACCACAAGACCTGTGAACAAGAATGACCGCAAGAAGATTAAAGGTCGCAACCAAAGGGTTGTGTTGAGTGACATCTTCTTCGGTGCAGAGTTCGGTGGTGGCGCAACTTCTAAGACGAAACAGTTCTTGAGACATCGAGGTCAGTCTGGTTACTTCTTCTGGCCGACTGTCCGCAAACGCAAGAACGCGATCGCCAAAGAATACCTAGATGGCTTAGACAAAGTGATTGAACAACTGAACATCTGATGCTTGCAATCGGCTGAAAGCCTTACAGAATAAGGCTTAAAAAATCTTTCAAAAGATAGTTGCATTTGTCTTACATAGTTGTTAGATTGTCTTACATACCTAAGGAGGTAGTCATGCAAATCAAACACAAGAACCAAACACTCAAAGTTATCGAAATCAAAGAACACACTCCAAGCATGCGCACAACAGGCTGGACACACTTCGCAGCAGTACAACGACCAAAGGGAACCAAGGTCTACTACGCAAACCTTCTGATTGTTGACAACGAAATCATCCAATCAATCGTGGTGATGTGATGACAATCAAATATCCAACCATCACGATCAGACTTGACCAAGAAGTCAAGACTCTGATTGAGCGTCAAGCGAAGCGTGAAGATGTGAGCGTGTCAGAGTTACTTCGCCGATATATTGAGGCAGGTCTGCACAATGTTTGAAGTCGTCGGGTTCCCATCGGTCAAATCTGTCTATCCAAAGACGATCGCCGAATCGTGGATGCAGTTTGCCTCAATGCTTGGCAAACATGAAGAACACGACAAGAAGTCTGACGGTTCGCTCTACTCGCCTGTCACCTATCGTGACCACACAACCCGAGGCAATCGCAACGTGTCGCACATCTGGGCGTTAGTCGCCGACCTTGACGGTGAAGCGTTTGAGAATTGTGATATCGGATCGTATATCCATTTCGCGTACACAACCTGGTCGCATCGTGAAGATAATCCTCACTGGCACGTTGTCATCCCATTCGAGCAGGCTGTACCGGTTGACAACTGGGAGGAAGTTTGGCATGAGACACACGCTCGTCTCCGTCTCAAAGGCGACCCAGCAACGAAAGATCCTGCTCGTATCTTCTACCTGCCACAACACGAGGCTGGTCAACCATTCCGCACACATCACTCAGGTTGGCGGTTCATTGACCCGACCATCACCGATATCGCTGCGCCGACCCGCACTTTCAACACTCCGAACATTCGCTCAACTCGACAAACTAGGAGTGGTAAGTGGGCGCGAATTGTGCAGGATCCGAAGTGGTGGGATGCACCAGTTGACTTGTCACAATATGACGGTATGACACAGCAAGAGATTCATCGTGACATGCAACGTGAGTGGGCAGAGTTGCGCAAACGGATGTCCGTTAACTGAGTAGAATTGCGTCACCATGGCAGGTGAACGCACATTCGTTGTAAAGATTCTTGGAAACGCGGACGGCGCAATCACGGCGTTCAAGAAACTTGCCAGAGAAGGTCAAGACACAATCGGTCAACTTCAATCAGTTGGCAACTCATTGGGCAATGCGTTTGATGTTGTAAAGAAGGGTGCGCTAATCGCGCTCGGTGCAGTCACAGCGGTTGCGGGTGCAGCGACAGCCGCGGTCTATGCGGCAGCCGCCGACGAAGCATCACAGAAAAGTCTTGAAGCACAGTTGATCCGATCAGCTGGTGCAACGACAGCACAAGTGCAAGCAACCGAAGCATTCATTGAGAAGGCGATGTTGGCGACAGGTATCGCCGACGATGAACTCCGACCAGCGTTCGGCAATCTTGCTCGTGCTACAGGTGATCTAGATAAATCTCAGCGTCTGTTCAATCTTGCGCTCGATATCTCAGCCGCCACACAACGCGACCTCACGTCAGTGACCTTAGGTCTCGGTCGTGCGGCGACCGGCAACATTGGCGCACTGACTCGACTCGGCATCCCGCTTGATGAAGGTGCGAAGAAGTCAAAAGACTTTAGTGCGATTCTTGGAACTTTGGAGCAACAGTTCGGTGGTGCAGCCGCAACGGCAGCCGACACGTTCTCTGGTCGGGTCAAGATTCTTAAAACATCATTCGGTGAAGTTGTTGAAACAGTTGGCTTCTTGTTGCTCCCAGCATTCGAGAAAATTGTCGGGTTCTTACAAACTCGAATCATTCCAGCATTGAAAGCCGCAGTTGACGGATTCAAAGAAGAAGGTCTGACCGGTGCAGTGAAATACTTTGCTGCGGCGATGGGTCCTGTCTCGATCGCAGTCATTGACAGTGTTGAACGAATCATTCTCGGATTCGTTCAGTTTGAACAAGCGATCGTGAACTTCTTGAAACCAGCGTTCGCATTCCTTGACACTTTGAGACTGATTGCTTCAACAGTTACAGGTGGCGACGGAATCATCACAGTTGAGCAGATGCTGATTGACCGAACCAACAATGTCACTTCAACATTTGACAGATTGCGTAACTCTGTCACCAGCACCAGCAATGCGTTGAATCTGCAAGGCAACAAGATCTCGCCGTTGATTGACCAGACTGACAGGTTAGGTAACAAAGTTCTGCCGAAAGCCAAAGAAGCAACAGACGACTGGTCAAACTCGCTTACCAGTCTCGGCAGCAAGGCAGGTGGTGCATCCAAGATTGTTGAGACAGCAAAACAGAAGTTTGAGAAGTACACCGATGCGTTGAAAGGTTCCACTTCTGCACAGAAGGCGTTCACCAGTGCGCAGAAGGGCAGTGTTCAGGCGCAACAATCTTTGAACGATGCCAACACTGCGCTAACGACCGCGCAAGAAAACTTCACTCAAGCAATTAACGGATACGGTGCAGATTCGCAACAAGCCAAAGATGCCCAGCGTGAACTGGCGAAGGCTCAACGCGGTGTAGAGAACTCTGGGTATCGAGTTGAGGAAGCGGTGTTCGCTGTTCGTGATGCTGAGAAGAAACTTGCCGATGTTCGTTCAGATCCTGAGTCGAATCCGCAGATGATTCGAGAAGCCGAGATCAGTTTGGCTCAAGCGAAGTTGGCTGTGTCTGATGCGACTGACGCACAGTATGAAGCAACTACTGGCTTGTCAAAGGCTCAGAATCTGTTGAACGAAGCGGTCAGTGGTGCGGTGGTCGGGTCTGCTACTTATATGGTGTTTCTTGACGCGGTCAACAAAGCAAAAGAACAACAAGAAACTGCTTCGGATCGTTTGACTGACGCGCTAGATCGAGAGAAAGAAGCGTACGAGAATCTCGCCGAAGCGATCGCCAAAGTGGCTGAAGCGGCGAAGAACGCTGGTCGAGCCAATCTCGTGGTTCCGGCTTTGCCAACTGTGCCGACGCCTGGAGGTTCATCTGGTGGTGCAGATTCAACTGGTGGCGGTGGTACAAACATCGTTATCAACACTGGGATCGGCACGAACGGTATTCAAGCTGGTCGAGAGATCGTTGAAGTGTTGCAAACTTACACGAAACTTGATCGCAACGCGATTGCGCAACTCGTGTCGCAAAGGTAACGATGCCAAAGACATTGAAGTGGGGACAGGCATATTCGGTTCTGTTAGATGTCGGTCAAATAGCTGACTCATTCATTCTTGACACATCAACACTGGACGGAACAGACACACTTGATGGCTCAACCGACTTCGTGGATGCGACCGAGTATGTGTTATCGGTTGCAATCCAGCGCGGTCGTGGCAGTCAGACCGATCAGTTCTCACCTGGCACCTGTCGAGTGTTGGCTGACGATCGTGCTTCTGGGCGATTGTTCGATCCAGCGAACACCGCATCAGCCTGGTATCAAGGATCGTTCGACTTAGCACCAAGGCGGGCGATAAAGGTTCTTGCCGGTACCGCAGAACTGTTCGTCGGAGCAATCACCGACCTTGACATCACCTATGAGCAACCCAACCTGTCGTTCGCGTCAATCCAATCTGCGGACGCACTGTACGAACTGTCACGCACCGCGCTGACCGCATTTAATCCTTCATCACAACTCACATCAGATCGGGTGTCGGCGATCTTGGATAGACCAGAAGTTAACTTCTCAACCGCGTTACGAGACATCTCAACAGGTATCGCAACATGTGGCACGGTCGCCTATACCGACAACACCAACACACTCGCAGCGTTGCAGTCTGTCGCCATTGCCGAAGATGGCAGACTATTCTCAAACCGCAAAAATCAAATTGAGTTCAATCCAAGAATCGCATTCACATTCTCAACCGCTATCGCGTCGTTTGGTGGTACCGCTTCAAATGAGATTCCAATCTTGGCGATCGGAGTCGCGTACGGTCAAGAAACATTATTCAACCGTGTTCAGATAGATGTTGATGGTGGCACAGCAGCGCAAGTCGCATCAGACGCCACAAGTCAAACTCAGTACGGTGTGCAAACTTTGTCATTCTCAAATGTGCCACTAGATACTTTGGCGGCTGGGTCAGCCTTGGCAGAGAACCTTCTAAACAAATACAAAGAACCCAAGATCCGCTTCGACGAGATCTCAACCAGCCTCAACGCTTGCGGGTCGGCACTCTGGCCGACCGTCCTGACACTCGATGTCGGCGATGTTATTGATGTGACGAAACGATACGACCAAGGTCTGCCATTGTCCCGCACCGAGTCCGTGTTCATTGAAGCCGTCTCGCATGACATCACACCATCAGATCATCGGATATCATTCAAACTAGGTCAAGCCCAAATCGTGACCGCATTTATACTCGACACAAGCAAACTTGACGAAGTCAATGTTGGACTAGGATAGGAGCAATATGGCAACAAGACCGAGTTTCACTAGCGGAGATATATTCACAGCGGTGAACGCTAATATCCTCGCAACTTCAATCGTCGCACTCGTAACACAATCAGGCACCGCAGTCACCGCAGCACTCACCGATGTCGGCAAGTTAATTAGTTTTACGTCCGGCACCGCGGTTGCATTTACAATTCCAGCGAACGCAACTGTCGCATTCTCGGTCGGCGACCAAATCAACATATATCAGGCAGGCACAGCAACCGTGACAATCACACCTGCTGCGACGGTAACGGTGCGTTCAAGTGGTACAAAATTGAAGACTAACGATCAGTATTCCGTTGCGACTTGTATCAAGATCGACACGAACGAATGGATCGCACTCGGCTCGTTGAAAGCGTAGTCATGCAAATACTTGCAGGAGTATCCGGTGGAGTTGCTGGCGAATTGTCAGGATATTTTGGAGGCGGTTTTGGTGGTGCAGTTTTATCAGGAATTGACAAGATAAGTTTTCCCGGAGATACTAAAACTACTTTGGCAGCAACTTTGTCAACTGCTCGTGACAGTATGGGCGCTGCTGCTAATTCTGGGATTGCTGGATATTTCGCCGGTGGTTTTGACACAGCCTTGATTTCAGATGTAGACAAGATAACTTTTCCCGCAGATACTAAAACTACTTTGTCTGCATTTTTGACCACCGCTCGAAGATATTTGAGAGGTATGGCAAACTCAGGAACGGCTGGATATTTTGGTGGAGGTCTTGGACCAGGGAGTTTGTCAGGGATTGACAAGATAACTTTCCCAGCAGATAGCAAGAGTACTTTGTCTGCAACTTTGACGACTGCTCGTTACTCTACGGCAGGGATGGCGAACTCAGGCACCGCGGGATATTTTGGTGGCGGTTATGATGGTTCACCAGTGGCAGGAATTGACAAGATAACTTTTCCAGGAGATACTAAAACTACTTTGAGTGCAGTTTTAACCAATGCTCGTTACAATTTGGCGGCTATGGCGAACTCAGGCACGGCTGGATATTTTGGTGGAGGAGAAGATTCAGGTGGATTGATATCAGGAATCGACAAAATAACTTTTCCCGCAGATACTAAAACTACTTTGTCCGCGACTTTGACCACTGGGAATTCTGGTCCTGGTGCGATGGCTAATACTGGTGTAGCAGGCTATTTTGGTGGCGGTGTTGACGGAGGCGGATATGTTTCAAGAATTGACAAGATAACTTTTCCCGCAGATACTAAAACTACTTTGTCTGCAACTTTGACGACTGCTCGTAACCAACTTGGTGCGTTCGCTGACTGTGGGGTGTTCTAATGCGTGAAGATATCCAACTCAGTTTCATTGAATGTCAGATGCCACGCACTCCATACCAGTTGGAACGCTTCGTGGTCGGGCAACACGACACACCAGAGATGCAATTCGTTCAAGTGTGTCGAGAACTTGAAGCCTTGTATTACACGATTAAAGAAGTCGGAATGGCAAACAAGAAGACCGAACTTCAGATTGCGGCACTTCGTGCAACGGGTGATGAGATTGATGCGATAGATGCCGACATCAAAGAATTAGGACTTGAACGCACACGGCTTGTCGCTATCGGCGCACGTCGAGAATTAGACGAACTGATAAAAATGTATGATGCGATGCCTCACTTCACACGCCAACAGATAGATGAATCACAACCGGACTACTGGCAGGCTCGACTCAGCCGTCAAGCAAACTTGCAGGTCATGGCTGGTGGAGCTGGTTGGGCGCATCTAGAAGCCCTAGACCAGATCGGTGTTCTTCAACCAATGATTCAAGCCCAACAGGACAAAGCGAAGGAGTTGCAACAATGAAATACGCAACTTGGACTATCAAACGACCTGAGGGTACGACACCTGAGTCAACGATTCAAAGTTTTGGTGGAAGTGCGTCAGGTGGACTATCAGTTGATATCAATACTGTTCTTGGCTACATGTCAGATGATGTAGATATAACAGGACTATCTGAATGGAATGTGACAGCTAAAACTCAGGCAGAGGCTTTGATTTTGGCTCAAACAGTCAATCCACAATGTTTCTTGGCTAGTGACGGCAGAATACAATCACCAAGATCAGCGTAAAGTTTCTACTCCAGACGCTTCGGTGTCTGGATTCAGACTCGTCTAACTGGCGAGTCTTTGTTTTCTAATCACGAGCCACTTTTGTTTCTAAAGGCGAGCGGTAGCGTATTGGTCGGACAACTAGTATTCCGAAGATGGAAGCGAAGTGAAACGAAACTTGACTCGATGGCTGATACCTATACCAGCCTTACTGTTCGCATTCTTCCCAAACCCTGCCAAGGCTGACCCAGTCGCAGGGTTGAACGCGGTCGGGTATCTGATATCTGGTCTGCCAACCAAGTCCGATATCGCCTATCCGCAATGTGGTTCGGAGTTAGAAAACAACATCAATCGGAACTTTGATGGTGAACCATTCCAGCAATGTGGCAACGACAACTTCATGGTTCATTACACCGGCTCAATCACAATTCCAGAGAATCAGACAATCAGTTTCATGGTCGCAGCTGACGACGGTGGCACGGTAAAGATCGGTGACACGCCTGAGTTCGGCACATGGAACTTCAAAGGATGCTCTTGGTCGGCGAGAACATCTTTCGCACTACCAGCAGGAACATATCCACTTGACGGATGGTTCTTCGAATCTGGTGGCTACGCCTGCTACATGCTCGCCTGGAGTATCAACGGCGCAGGCTTCGTGATCGTGCCAGATAGCGCGTTCACTACTCAGGCAGCACCGACCACGACGACTACTACTTCATCCACTTCCACAACAACCACAACACTATTGCCAAGTACGACAACGACAGAACCTGCAACAACATCTATCCCAACGACAACATCAACAACACTGCCACCAAGCACCACGTCAGTGCAGCCTCAAACAACATCTACATCAACCCTTCCTGAGCCAAGTTCCACAAC